TGAAAGTCTTTTTGATTGTCTGTTTGTTTATTGCCCTTAACTTTCATCTCAATATAAAGGCTTTTACCTTGGGGGAGGAGTACTACCAAGTCGGCAACTCCTGCGAGTACTCCCTCTGCCTTGAGGCGTTGTGCTTCTCGAACGTTGCGACTGCCACCATTAGGGACGGCGTATATCACGAGGTTAGGATACTGGATCCTAAACCATTTCACACAGGAGGTTTGTAGGGTGCTTTCTTGGTGTTTCATAGGGGTACATTACTTTTTATTGTCACTTTAAATTTTTTGTCCTTGTACTCTTTTTTGAATTTTCTTACAATTCTTCTTAAAAAAACTAACCCAAAGGCTTCTTCTACTTGAACCACTATCTTACGAGTTACCATAGATAGGTTTTTAGGAGCAAATTCAAAATCGTTAAGGTGTTGTATTTTTTTTAAGGATTCATCTTTGGTTATCATTCCTAAGTCGTAATTCATAATATGTCCTATTACATACATAGCAAGTTGTCCATAACATCTGAATAAAGGAACTGAGTTGTTATACTCTACATCAGCGCAAAAAGCATATACATCTTGCGGGTCAATGTTTAGTGTTTTTAGTAATCCTTCGTATGATTTCATCTCCTTGGTTAGGTTAATACACTTATCTGCTTGCTCGCTCTTATCACAGATAAAATCTTGAGGGGAGGTCTGTCCTCCGAATATATCATTTATCATATTGGATACATTCTCCGCTGTGTGATAGTCATTCTTTGACTTCATTAAGGATTGATGTAGGCATCGCTGACTATATAAGTGAGCGTACTTAATAAGGAGAAATGCTTTCATTATACGAAGACTCCTTTTTAACTGTCTGCTGTTCTTGTTCTTTATTTTAGGGGTTATTACATTTGTTGTCATTAGGCGGCTTTGTAGTTAATTTATTAAGGCTTTAGGTGTGTATTTTCTTCCATATAACTTTCGGAGGTAGGTTATTAGTTCGTCAAATGACTTTATGAAATCATCTCCTATAAGGTCAGCCACTTTTTGTTGTAGTTGGAAAAGTTCTACTTGCTTGGTTTCTTCTCCTACTTCATTACGCATAGCGTGCTTATGATCTCCAAAAACTATAAAATTCAATCCTTGTGCTATCTTTTTCATAGCCATAGGCATAAGCTGTTTAGGAACGATAGTCGCTACATGTGAAGCTAATATTTTATAGCTATCTCCTGCAAGGTTTCGGTACTTAATCATTTCATCAGATACAAATCTTAATACATCATATTTGAAATAAGGATTAAGCCACATAGCAAAGTCAATAAACAACATAGGGTGCATCCAAGTACCTCCTTTATTTCCTCTGTTTGCTGTATATACAGAATTTTTATTACTAAGATTTTCCTTTGATAGTATGACGCCTATATATTCTTGTGTAGATTTATTTGAGAAAAACTCTTTAATATCCTTCTCTTTCAAATGGGGGGAATTCCCCCTATTTAAATTTTCATTGATTTGGTCAAAATTTATATCATTTAAATTTACATTCCTTACGAACTCATTCCATTGTTTTAGTAAGGTGGTAGCATTGAAAAATCCATCCTTAGTACGCTGGATAACATCAAAGTTACCCATTTTACGAATCATGTTTTGGTTTGTCTTCATAACCTGAAATATAATATTAGATTGTTAAATCCTTACAAAGCGCAAAGGTACAAAAATATTTAAACTATTCCTATAATTTTTTTATATAATTATTTGAAAATGAGTAACATTTACATACGTTTTTGCGTATGTAAAAACGACAATAAAACCAACAACAAATATAACTCGTTTTGTTAAATTGTGATTTTAAAGCCAAGTAAATAAAGGGTTACGAGGATACAGAAATAAGCTCCTTGTAACCCTTAAATCATTACTTTTTACTCGTAAAATACTATTAATTTAGCATCTTTTGCCATAGCATGTTCTATCCTTGCTCCTTGACTTTCCTCCCATCCTTGTAGCATGTATATACCCTCACATTGCAATAGGTTAGCAATATCCTTTGCAATATGTGCCTCCCAAGGGTCTGTTTCAGATAATCCATTACAAAGAGGATTGGTAACCTCGTGTCCTAATGATTGGAGCTTGTCAGCAACATCTCTAAATCGCTTGCGTGTGTGAGTTAGGTCTGTGCCGCTAATCTTTCCTGAGATATATAATTTCATATTCTTAACTTTTTAACAATGGTTTGTACTTGTTCCTTGAGTTGGGTACGTGTGCATGTATTGTCAATCACAAAGTGAAAATCACTATCAGGCACATCGTCAAGGTCTGTTTCAGAGGGGTGGGTATCCATATTGCCCATTCTGCATTTCACACGGATAAAAACTGGGTCAAGCAGTTTCATTTGCTCATACTCCACTTTGAATCGCATGTCTGTGACAATCACCCTTGGAAATTCGTAATTCTCATAAGTCAATCGCCTTAGCATTAGCTTAGCGAATATATCCTCCCCCAGTAGTTTCTTGTAAAAGTCGGCTGTCTTTCGGTATAGCTCCCTTATGGTTAGGTTGCTCGATATACCATTGACATCTACTAATCGGCTTTCCTTGTATAGGTCTAATATGTAGGGGGTCTGTCCTGTTACTTGAGACACTATCTCTTTGACTGGCTCGGCAAAGGCTCTTAGTGCGTATTTGCGCTGGGTGTAGTCATTGAAAAGGTTGGCCACGGTGTCCTTGCCTACTCTTTTCTTTCCTGATAGGACGATGAGTTTTTTATTCATAGTTGTTCGTTTTTATAAGTTCGTATGAGTGCTTTTACGAGGGCTTCACGAGCTTCTTCATAGGTGAGGTGGCTGTCCTGCTCAAAGTCACTACTTAACTCGTTGAGGTAGTGAATGCAATAGGAATATTCGTTCTCTCCATCTTCACCTTTTGCGGCTATAACACCATGGTAACCTCTCTCTCTGAACCACTCAAATACTTGTTCCCAAGTGGGGATTGAAGCATAAAAACCTTTCCTGTTGTAATTGTCTAACTCAACATCTTCGATGGGAAGAATGTAATCTAAATTTATATCTTCAGAGATACTAAATTTAAATGTAGTATCAGCTGAGAAAAAATAAAACATAGTCTTTTTATTAAACCCTATTTCTTTGAGTTGTTTGGCTATTTCTATAGGGACAAGCCAATTGGGGTAGTTGTTATTTTTCATCTTTCACAAATTTACCGTTAATCATTTTTCCTTTTCTGTTTTTGATTTCGTTGTAAGCAATGTTTAGACACTCCTCAATGGTGGTGTCTTCTAAGAGTGTAATTGCGCAAATATCCTCGAATATATGTTGTAAATGATGCAAAATGTATATTATTCCGTCTATGTCACCCATATATTCGTCAGTTAGTAATTTGGATAAATTTCTATTTACTTCTATGGCTAATACTGTGCGAGGAAGGTGTGTTTGCGATTGTTGCATTCTTGCTTTGTTAATAGCCTTTGTAATATCTTCATTAGCAAAATAGCAATAGTTAATAAGGCAAATCATAGTATCACCTATCGCATCTTGGATAGCTGGTTTGTCATTGTCATAACACGCCTTGATAAGCTCGCCAACTTCTTCGTGTGTCTTAAGGAGTTGGTTAAACGGGGTGCTTTTCTTAAATATCCCCCTTTCTTTCGCCCACTCTTGGATAAGTGGGACGAGTTCTTGAATTGTTTTATTCATTTTTGTATGTTTTTTAATCGTTTTGCTATTGTTTATTATTCTCATTAATACTATCCAAGTGTAGATACACGATTTCCGATATATCATCAGCATAAGACTTAAATGCTTCAAGGAGTTGAGTGTCGGCTTTATTCACTCTGTAAAATTCTTCTACAATATCCCTTGTGTGCTTCTTTACATTCTTGAAGTTGCTTTTGAACTTATACTTTAGATTGCTCTCGTCAATCATGTGTAACAGCTCGTTAGTAGCATCCGAGAATGCTAATGCAAGGATTAGGTAATGAGCCATCTTTTCCCGCTTAAGAATTGGTTTTACTTGATTTTCTCTGTAATTAGATACAGCTATTTCCATGAGGTGTTGTGCTTCCTTCTCGGTGATTTGTAAGCCCCTCGCTCTTAGTTCTGTTAAAAATTTTGTACTTTTCATTTTAAAATGGACTGTTGTTTTTAGGGTCAATTTTTGGTAAATTATTTTCTTGTTGAATATTCATACTTACACTTCCTCCTCGTTCAAAAAAGCGCATGTATTGTAGCTGGCAGCCTATTATTATCCCTCCTGTTGTGCCATTGCGAAACTTTGAGATGATAACCTCTACCTCGTTATCGGTTGGCGTGCCGTCCTCCCATTGGAGTATCTGATAATATTCAGGGCGATAGAGGAATAGTACATTGTCAGCATCCTGCTCTATGGCTCCCGATTCTCGAAGGTCTGAAAGCATGGGGCGTTTGTCGCTTCGTGTTTCAACTCCGCGGGATAACTGTGATAAGGCAATGATGGGTATATCTAACTCTTTAGCCAACCCCTTGAGGGTACGGGATATTTCACTTATCTCTTGGTCTCGTGTACGCCCTCTCTGGGAGTTACTGATAAGCTGAAGGTAATCAATGTAAATTACCTTTATCCCTTTCTCTCTGACCCACTTTTTCGCTTTGATTTTTAGGGATAAAAGCGTGAGAAAAGGTTCATCATCAATATACAGCGGCAACTTTCCGAACGAAGGGCGGAGACTTACGGCTACATCCATCTCACTCTGTGAGAGTGTACCAATAGCTAATTTATTGCTATCTATCCCCGCATAGTTTGCGAAGAGCCTCGCTGTAAGTTGTCGTGCGCTCATTTCGAGGGAGAATATCCCTACGGGGTAGCCTAATCGTGCCTGATGAAGAGCATCATTCAGAGCGTATGCTGTCTTTCCCATGGCAGGTCTTCCTGCTATGATTACAAGGTCGCTTGGTTGGTATCCGTTGAGCTTGAGGTTAATATCCCTCACTGCGGTAGGTATTCCCGCTCTCTCTGCTTTGGTCTTGAGTACCTCGGTAAGATAATCGCCTATCTCCTTGGGTTGTTTGATAGATAACCAATCGGAAATCTTGTCAAGCTCTTTGTAAGAGCCGTCAAGCAACTCGAATATATCCGTATCCTCCTCGTATGATTGCTCAGCAAGGTTATAACCTACCTCGATACTCTTTCTCTTAACGTACATCTGCATAAGAAGTATGGCGTGGTTCTGTATATGCGCTGAAGAAGATACTCGCTCTGTTAATCCCACGAGATACGAACTTCCTCCCGCTTCTTTGAGCTTGTCTACTCTCTGAAGCTCCGTCTTTACTGTCATCATGTCTACCCCTTGCGAGGACTTGTATAGGGAGAGGATGGCATCATAGACAAGGGCGTTTTTCTGGTTATAAAAAACATTCGTGTCTTTCACCACCTCAACTACCTCAGAAACTCCTCGCTGCTCTATGAGCATGCCTCCAAGTACGACTTCTTCTAACTCAGGGTCATTTGGTATTTTTCTGTTTTGCATTTTTAAGCCTATTTTTTTAATAAATTACCTCATTCCCATATTCGTCAAAGCGGATACGTTTTGGCGCTGAAATTTGCGCTTGCGGTTGCGCTACAGAGGGTGATAGATCCTTTCTTCGCATCTCCCATGTACGTACAGCAGCTTTCCAGTCTTTCATCGGCTCTTTTCCAATCTTCCAACCTTTGGAGCTGTAAAAGTCACAGAATTGTTGCCCTAAAATGCCATTCTTGCGCTCATCACAATAAGCCTGCACTTCTTCAGGGGTTGGTATGGTGAATTTCTTTCGCCCGCCGCCGCTTTGTTCTTTTGGAGCTTGAAGGGTCTCTATGGGAGATTCTGAATTTTCATTTTCCAAATCAGAAACCGCAGCGTCGCTTTTTTGTTTCTTTTTTTCTAA